TGTATGAGGAACGCAAAGAAGGAAAGTTTGACGATAGCGAAATGTACTTGATATTGGCTAAAAATACTAATGGAGTGACAGGTGAATTTCCGGTGGTGTGGCTGTCAGACTGTATGAAGTTTGCAGACGTTACATTTAAGTTGGGGGAATTTTGATGGGAAAGATTGAGAAAGATATGATTGTATTTCTTGAGACGTTTTATAGTTTTAATTTAACTGTTCCTTGGTGGTATAAGCCGAAAGTTAAACTAAAACGTATCTGGATGAGGTTAAGGCTGAGATATTACAAATATAAGTTTTGGATTTATAATAAATTGGGGGAAATTCTAAGGAAAATGAAAAATGAGTAAAGATAAATGCAAAACTTGCGGCGGAAGCGAGAAACTTATCAGGCAGGTAGTCTTGTCGCCTAATGGAGACTTATCACAAGGCGTAGAAGTTCCTTGTCCCGACTGCCAGAAGCCGAGCGATGAAAAAATATGTTCTGCTGAAGATTTTGTTAAGGGCATAAAAGGAACTTTGGCTTTCCAAGAAGGAAACGAAATGTATCATCGAGACATTATGCTTCAGGCATTACGACATATCGACCGTCAGGCCGAAGAGATAGATAGGATGAGATTTGAGTACACAACGCTTGAACTTAAATTGGTCAGAAAAGATAAAGAGATTGCCACCCTTAAAGCCAAAAACGAGAGGCTGAAAAAAGCAATGAAAAGCATTTTGCCGATACCCTAGGATACCGGTGAATCAGAATCACAATGGATTTATCACATAATAATTGAGGCACTGAAAGGCGGCGAATAAATGATAATGCTAACACTTTGGATATATGATTGGATAAATGCAGAATGAGTGAACTACCTTACCCATACCATAATTTAGAAGTCCTTGAAGAAAACAGCAAGCACTGGACAGTGCTATGCCCGTTCCACAGGGAGACTGAGCCCTCTATGACAATAAATAAAGGGGGCAAGTTTCCTCTATGGTTTAGGTGCTGGGGCTGTGGTTGCCAAGGGTCTCCTAAACAATATGCCGAGCATTTTAAAATGAATCCCAATGATATTAAATATATCCCAATAAAGAAAGAAGTACCAGTGGAAGTAAATTGGGAAAAGAGATTACATTGGGAAGGTTCAGGGGTTTTATCAAGAGAATTTGCAAAATACCTTGGTATTCTTCCACAAACATTAGCTAAATTCCGATTGGGGTATTATCAAGGTAAATTCCTTGTTCCGATGTTTGGGGAACATGGAAAGATTGTGGGAATACAGGAACATTATTGGGACATTAAAACAGGAAAGCATGTAAAGAAGGGACAGAAACACAGTAAGCATGGTGTTTTTAAACCTAACATTGAATTTGATATTACAAAACCAATAATTGTGAACGAGGGATTTTCTGACACAGCTTGCTCGGTAGAGATGGGATTTCAAGCGATTGGGAAATACAATGCCCTGTATAAATGCACTGCGGCAACTATCTCTGCCCTAAAGAAATTTAAAAGGGTATTGATTATTGCTGATAATGATGAAGATGATGTTGGAGCGAGAGGTGCTGGTGAGTTATATGAAGAATTGCCAAACTCTGACATTCTCCTACCCCCAGACCCATACAATGATGAGAGGGAGTGGATGCTTGCAGTGGGGGTTGAGAAGCTATCAGAAAGAATAAATTGGCTATTAAAATAATTGTCTTGACTTTTAATTGAAATTATGATATAATACCCAAATAAATAAAGGAACATAAAGTGGCAAACCATGAGCGGATATATCAGAGAGTATCCCATGAACAGCTTGAGAAGTGTCTCAGGTGGTGTCAGAATGTCCTTAACCTACGGGATTGGGAAATAGAATTGCATACAGGAACACCCTTTAAAAACGAACGTGCTGCTGGATGGACGATGGAACTTGGGGAACGCCAGAGATTCCTTATGCAAGCTGAGATATGGATTGATAAGGATTACTGCAAAGAAAAGGACGATAACCCCTATGTGGTAGTTTGCCACGAGGCACTCCATGTCTTAATAGGTGGTAAGTGTATGATTGACTCAGATAATGATGAGTACATTACCTACACGCTGGATGATATTCTGTACTTGAGATTTTGTGAGGACAATAAGATTAAAGTAATGCCAAAGAAAGAATGAAGAAGCACGTTAAAATATACCTTGAATCCAATCACCTCACTACGGCGGATACCATCTTGTGTGAGATTAGGGCTGAGGGGTGTGAAAGCATTGCAGTTGACATCCATCACATTGACCCAAGGGGCATGGGTGGGGATAAAACTAAGGATGTTCCAGAAGATTTGATAGCAGCGTGTAGAAACTGTCATAATTTGGCCGAGGCTGGAAAAATTGAACGGGAAGTTTTAAAAGAAATAGTTTTAAAGAGGATAGAGCAAAATGGATAAAGATAAATTAAGCGAATTTTTACTTAGCTACTTTGATGAACACTACTTTATTAAATTTAACACGCATCCAGAAAGTATAGATAAGTCTGATTGTGATAAACTTGCTGAGGAAATCATTAAGGAGTTTTTAGAATGAGAGTGCTTTAAAAAGGGTGGAAAATGCCAGACATTAGTTTATGCCAAAATAAAAAGTGTAAAGTTAGGGAACATTGTCGTAGATTCACAGCTACTCCCAGTGAACATAGACAGTCGTATTGCAGCTTTGGAAGAAAAGACAATAGGAAGTGCAAATACTTTATTGAGAGTTGTTTAATGAAGGAAGGATGCTTATATGAGAGTGCTGGCAATAGACCCCGGTAACATAGAATCTGCCTTTGTCATTTATAAGGATGGTGAAATTCTTGAAAAAGGTAAGTTAGAAAATAGTGTACTCATGCAGTATATCCAGCATGACCCACAATTTTTAATGACCCACAACCTTGCTATCGAGATGATAAGTTCGTATGGGATGGCTGTTGGAAAGACTGTGTTCGACACTTGTGTCTGGATTGGGAGGTTTATTCAGGCTTGGGGTAGTGAGTGCACTCAAATTTATCGTAAGGATGTAAAGATGTTCCTCTGTAACTCAGTAAAAGCCAAGGATGGAAATATAAGACAGGCAATTATTGATAAGTTTCCTCCAACTGGGGGCGGGAAGATTCCTCAGATTGGAACTAAGAAGAAACCCGGCCCACTGTTTGGTGTCCACGACGATATTTGGGCGGCTTTGGGTGTTGCAATGACTTTTGAGAACAATATAAAGGGGGGTAATAATGGGTAAAGGCTCAAATCGCAGACCTTGTTTAGTTAGTGAGGAAGAAAGTGACCTCCGCTGGAAGTTAGCACTTGGTCAAATAACAAGAGAGCAGTTTGATGTGGAACTGGGAAGATTAAGAAAGATTGAGGAAAGTACAAAAGGAAAGATTAAAATAATACAAAAATAAGGAGAAAGGAAAACTATATGCCGTACATTACAGAAAATAAGAGAGCTCTATATGCTGATGAGATTCAGCACTTTGAAGCCCTTCACGCTGCTGAAATATCAGCCGGAGAGTTGAACTACCTCATAACAAGCCTACTGCACTCTGTAATTAAGAAGCAGGGATTGAAGTATGATGTCCTTAACAAAGTGATGGGCTGCTTGGAGTGCATCAAGGTATCTTTAGCTGAGACAGTAATCATACCTTATGAGAAAACAAAGATACTTTCCAATGGGAATGTGACAGAGTTGGATAAGGCGTATGCTCACGGCATTTTGAATGAAGCTACATATTCAAAGATGTACATATCTGAACAACACAAAGCCGCTGGGGATGTTAGATAGCTTGAAGAAGAAAAATAAAACATATTGTTTTATGTGTGATGGCACTGGGGAATATATTGATTACTATAAAGCCCCCAACGGAAAGACTGTAAGGATTAAGCAGACCTGCATTTGTCAGGCAATTAAAAGACATAATGAGGAAATTAAAAATGACACCAGAAAGAACAGAATTAAATGGAATTAAAATAGAGGGTGGTGAAGATAGAGTATTCTCTACCGGAGCTAAGAGACAGGCATCTGCGGGTAAAGGTCTCCCAACATTGCTTCCTGCTGATGCTCTGCTTGAAATATCCAAGCACCTTGAAGGTGCTTCCATCAAGTATGGTAGTAGAAATTGGGAGAAGGGACTCCCGCTCAGTTCAATTCTTGATTCACTACTCCGACATATATTTGCAGAGTTGATGGGGGATACAACAGAGGAACACGCCAGAGCGATTGGCTGTAACACCTTATTTTATATTGCGACAAAACTTAGAGTGCGACAAGGCTTGCTTCCGTCCGAACTCGATGACCTTCCAAAATACAAAAAGGAAACTTAAAATGAGACACTTCAAATACTACGTCAGCCATCTAATAAGTGATGGTGGGATGCTGACAGAA